AACCATCGTCGGCACGCTGCCGTAACCGGAGGGGACGGAATGCCAACCTGTGCCGGGGCTCTGCCACGGGAGGGACAAACATGACCACCAGGGATGTTCCGTAATGCCTCTCGCTCAGTACACCAACACCTACTGGTTCCCCGATGGCATCCTGGCCACGAACACCACGGCCCGGATCTTCCCTCTGGACTCGAACACTCTTGCACCGCTGTTCGCCGACGCGGCCGGCACGATCCCGCTCCCCAATCCGATCAACACCAACGGTTTGGGTCAGCTCTTCTTCTGGGCCGAGCACGGCGAGTATTGGGTGTTCATCCGCAATCAGACGTTCCGGATTTCCGTGGGCGCACCGGATCTTGACGTGTTCGAGGCGTCGTCCTCCAGTCTCTCGACCGGTGTCCTGACCGGCGGTGAGCTGAACGTCAACATCGTGACCCCCACGTCCCTGGACATCGGGCCCACGGTCGGTTACGTGCTGGACTTCCTGAGTGACCCCGCCGTCCCCTCCATGGTGCGCGTAAGCACCGACGCGCAGACCGTTCCCCTGGACGCGCTTGCGCTTACGCGTGTGGTCACGTGGTGGGTGATGGACAGCACCGGGGCGGTGATTCAGCAGGCGACGCGCCCGACGAACACACAGCGCCGGACGTTCATCGTGCTCGGGGTCACCGCTTATGATTCCGTGGCGGGCGCAATCGTGATCGATCAGTCTCTCCCCGTGATCTATCCGCAGGCCATCAACCAGATGGCTGACCTCATGGACGCTTTGGGGCCGTTCAACATCGGCGGCAACGTGGTGACGCCCAACGGGGCGAACCTGTCGCTGACAAAGACTGCCGGGACCGTATTCGCGCGCGCGTTCAACCGCTTCGCAGGACCGGTTCAGACCGCCGACCCTCACGTGACGGCCACGGGGTCGCAGGCGCTCATCACGCTGCGACGGCTGTCCCGTATCTCGCAGTTCCCTTTCCCCGCGTCCGTTACGACGATCAACCCGGCGCTGTGGGACAACAACGGCGTGTTGACCCCTGTTGTGGGAAACGATGCGACGATTCAGCGTGTCTGGCTGTTTCCTCTGAACGCGGTGCCCGATCAGATTGCAGTGCAGTACGGGCAGACGCTGTACCCCGATTTCCTGACCGCCATCGAAAGCATCGGGGCGGGTACCTTTGTGCCCAACCCGACGGCCATAGACAGCGCGGTGCTGATCGCGCACGTGATCGTCGTGGGGAACGCAACTGACTTGTCCAACCCGGCGCAGTGCATCATCCGTCGGGCGAGCAAGCTGGACTATCCGTAGAGGGGACGCAATGCCTGTCATCGACAGCCCATCGGCAGCTTCACCAGGGGCACTGTGTGCCTGGGTCATCGACACGTCGTGCTGCACAGGATGGGACGAGTTCACCCCCGAGATCCAGGAACGGGCAGCAGGATGGGCAACCGGCATCCTTGACCTCCTGACCGGACAGCAGTTCGCGCGCTGCCCCGTCAAGATCCGCCCCTGCGGCTCCCGCTGCGGGTGGTACGGCGGGTACCTCACCTACCCCGTGGACGCGGCCAGTTCGGCCGGCATGGGCGCCCCCTGGATGGTCCCGTACATCGGGGCCGGCGGCGTGTGGCGCAACTGCACCTGCGCAGGACCGTGTTCGTGCCGTGCGACGTGTGAAGCGCACATCGGCGGGGGTCAGGGCGTGGCCGAGGTCCTTGAGGTCAAGGTGAACGGGCTGGTCGTCCCTTCCACGTCCTACCGTCTGGATGATCAGAACGGTCCCGTGCTCGTGCGCGTGGACGGGGAATGCTGGCCGGAGTGCCAGAATCTCGACCTGACCGACGACGAGCCCGATACGTGGTCGGTGATCTACCGCCCGGGGCAGCTTCTCCCGAAGATCGGCGAACTGGCCGCAGGTGAACTGGCGTGCGAGTTCGCCCGTGCGTGCGTCGGGGACGAAGGGTGTCAGCTCCCGTCCCAGCTCGTGTCCATGTCGCGCAACGGCATTGAGGTCCAGGTGGCCGATCCGGCGCAGCTTCTGGAAAACGGGCTGACCGGCCTCCCGAACGTGGACCTGTTCGTCAAGGCCGTGAACCCCGCGCGCCTCACGCACCGACCCCGTGTCCTGACCCCGGACCTTCCCCGGCACCGGAGGGTGTCACTGTGACGCGGCCCATCGAGTACGCGCAGATTCTGTTGAGCTGCTTCGGGGACGCCATCGCGGATGGCCCTGACCCGATCGCCCCGCCGTACATCTGCCTGCGCTTCGGCGCCCAGGTGACGCCGATGCTCGGTACCACCACGGACGAGTGCTGTACCGGCCTTGCGTGGGTGCGCGTAGCGGGTGTGGACGGCATCGGGAACGACGTCGACAACCCTTTGTACAACAGGTGCCTGAACACGGGACGCAGGCTGGTGCTGGAGCTGGGCACCGCACGGTGCATCCCGTACGGGACCGTTCAGGCGCCCCCGACGTGCGACGCGTGGACCACGGCCGCACTCCAGATGGACGCGGATCACAGGTCCATGGAGCAGGCTGTGTGCTGCTTCACGGACATCGTCTTGGCTGCACCGTTCGCCCCCGACCTGATCACGGTCCTGAGTTACCAGCCCGCCGGCCCCGACGGGACGTGCATCTCAGGCACGATGACCGTGCAGCTCGACTACTACTGTTCGGAGTGCACCGATGGCTGACGTCTCTGTACGCGCACTGATCGCGCACGACGCCCACCTTCCGGGTGCGGTCTACGAGGTGACGTCGGCCCGTGCTCACGCGCTGGCCGCAGCGGGTCTTGTCTCTGTCTCCGAGCCTGTGAAGGGTGGCCGCCGTGGCACGCGTAAGGCTCGACCGGGCGGAGCTGAACCGGACGATCAGGGGAGCGTCCAGGCGCGAACTGGAGATCGCCGCACGTCAGGTGATGAACCGGGCGAAGGTGCTGGCGCCGGTGCGGACCGGCCGTCTGCGGGGGTCGATCAGGATTGAGGCTCGCAGGCTGCTGAGCCTGCGGTCCGTTTACACCATCGGGAGCGACGTCAGCTACGCCCGCTACGTCCACGACGGCACCAGACCGCACACCATCCGGCCGAAACGCGCGTACACGCTGAGCCGAGGCCGTAAGCCTGCACTCAGCTTTGTGTGGAACGGCCGACGTGTGTTCTACGCCAAGGTGCGCCATCCGGGCACCAAGCCCCGTCCTTTCCTGGACCGGGCTCTGCGCGAGATCGCGTCCGGGCGCGGGTATGACATCCGGGGCGGGCCGTAAGCTGTGAGCATGGACAAGGCAGCAGCGTCACCCGTCACGTACGTCAAGATCCCGTTCGGCAACCGCATCCTGCGTTCCCGCCCCCTGGAGAACCGCCACATCTACGCGCTCTCCATGACCAAACAGATCAAGGGGACTAACGCACGGCTCGACATCATCAACAGCATCCTGGCCAACGTGCTGGGGGAGGACGAGTTCGTAGCCGTCACCCTGGACCTGATCATGGAGACCGGGGACGTCTCCGAGAAGCAGGTGATGGAGTTGGTCACCGCTCTCGGAGACGCGACACGCGCACTGGATGCCGCTCGCAAGGATGCGGACCGGGACGAGTCCGGTCCCGCATTGGACGTCGCCAGCACAGAGTTGCGTCCGGCCGCAGATGAGTGAGTACCTGTCGCCCTACGACGACGACCACGTGCCTGTCTACGTCCTGAACAGGTCTGTGTACGTGGAGCGCACCGCTGCGCCGTGGATTCGATGCGTGCTGGCCCCGACGGGCGTCACGGCGCTCGTGATCGGGCTGCACGACGACGAGTGGGGCACGTGGGTACTGAGCGGCATCGCTTCGGGTGCGGTCTCCATGGACGACGTCAAGCAGACCGCGTATGACCTTCTGGGGGACGTCTCCCCGTACAAATGGTGGAAGACTGCCCGGCTTCTCGCGCTCTCCTCACGCGACGACATCGCCGGTCATCTCACGCTGTCCGGGCTCTCCCCCTGGAACCTGACTGTCGCCCAATGGGTGACCGCCGTGTACGCGCTGCTGACCAAGGGTGCGGACGTCAAAGCTAAATTCAAGATCGATGCTCCGCTTGACGACCCGCCGGCGGGAATCGTCGACGACGAATGGATGAGTGACGCCGCGTTCGCGGCCATGGTGGCTCAGGCGCGCAACGCGCCTGGACAGAAGTAGGAGGGTAGCCCGTGGCTTCAGAAGCTGAGATCGATCTCATTGTCAACGCGTCGAACACGCTTCCGGAGATTCAGCGGGACCTTGACCGGATTGTCAGGGTGGCGGAAAACGGCGCCGATGACATCGACATCGACGTGGCGCTGTCCACCCAAGACGCGTTGCGCACCGTGTCCGCCGACCTTGACAGGGTGATCACGGCCGCAGCCAACGGCGCCGACGATATCGACGTCGATGCTGTGTTGAACCAGGCTTCCACGGTCGCACGCCTGCGGGCGGATCTCGATGGGGTGATCGCGCGCGCACAAGCGGGGGTGCAGCAGGACCCTGTCCGGATCAACGCGGTACTGAACGGTGCGGGCACGCTGGCCACCGTGCGGCGCGAACTGGACACGGTGGTGGCGCGCGCGCAGGCGTCCACGGATCCGATCCGGCTACGGGCCGACGTCGACACGGACAGCGCGACACAGTCACTGCGCCGGTTCCTCCCCGAGCTGGACGGGGTCACCCGTACCGCTACACGGGCCGGGAGCGCCCTAGGAACCCTGGGTGTCGGCATCGCAGGGGCGGGAGCCGCTGCGGGTGCGGGCGTCCCGCTGGTGGCCGCTCTCGTCACCGCAGTAGAGAGCGTTCTGCCGGCCTCCGCCGTGGCCACGCAAGGCATGCTGTCGATGGCGCTCGTAAGCGGGACGCTCCAACTCGGCATGATGGGCCTTGAGGACGCGATCGAGGCGGCGTTCGACCCCGACGCGACTCCGGCGGAACTGGCCGAATCGATGGAGGGGCTGGCTCCCAGCGCGCGCGCTTTCGTAACCGAACTCCAGGGTATGAGGGGCGAATTCAAGGCGCTTCAGCTCGACGTGCAGGATCGGCTGTTCCAGGGGTTCGACGAGTCGCTACGGGACTTGGCCCGGTC